GCCGTGCCGAGCGGGACGCACGATCTGTCGTTCCTCAATATCGGGCTCGTCAACCTGTGCGGGACGAACTCGTCCTTCGACCTCGACCACTGGTGGGACGGCTTCGGCGTCTCGCAGACCACTAGGGTGAGGCTGGCGTCGGTGATCGAGATCGGCAACAACTCCGACTACGCCGCTGCGACGAAGGTCTACCAGGCCCCGCTGTCCTTGTCGGATGGCTCTTCGCAGATCAAGTGCAACCTCGCCGGCCTGGGCGCCGGGCCGTACTGGATGTGGGTCACGAACAACCGCAACGAGCGCAGCAGCGCGTTCAACCTGTCCGAGCAGGGCGGCGCCGGCGGCCCGTTGAACCCGACCGCGCTGGGCAGCGTGAACATCTTCTAGACAGGGGAAAGGGCCGCGCGCTGTGTCTCTTGAGTTCGCCCATGGCGCGATTCAGTGGCTCTCGGCTGATGGCGTAAGCACCACCTACACGATCAGCGGACTGTCGTTCCAACCCAAGGCGATCAGGTTCTATTGGGTCGGGCTTCAGTCAGCCAGCGATGCCGCGTCCGAAGCCGTAGACGAGCGACGCGGAGTCGGCTTCGCGGTCAGCACATCCTCGAGGCGTGCGATCGGCACGTTCTCGCAGGACACCGCGAGCACGTCGAACTGTGGGGCCGCTGCACGTAACGACTGCTGCGTCTGCACCACCAACGGCGCCGGCGCGTCCGACGGCCGACTCGATCTGAATGCCATCAACAGCGATGGCTTCCAGATGATCGTGGATGAAGCCGCTCCCGCGAACATCACCGTGTTCTGGGAGGCGTGGGGCGGGTCCGATATCTCAGTGGCGGTGATCGGCGACATCGACGAGCCCGCCGCCACCGGCAATCAGGACTACACGGTAACCGGGTTTGTAGCTGGAGCTACAGATCAGGTCGTGATGTTCGCCGGCTGTCAGTCCACCGCCGCGCTCAACACGGACGCGGCGACCGACAGCGGCCTGTGCGTCGGGTTTGCCAGCAGCGGCAGCGCGAGCGACAACGTCGTGATCGCCGGCAATTCCGACGACGCCTCGGCCGCGATGGACACGGACCTGTACGGCCTGTCCGGTGAATGCCTGGCTCAAATCGTTGTTGCCGGGGGCAATCCTAATGCCCGCGCCCAGCTGACGCAGTTCAACACCGACGGCTTCAGGCTCAACTGGATCGCGCGTGGCCTGACCAACCGCCGGTCTGTGTTCCTCGCGATCAAGGGAGGGCAGTGGCGGGCTGGTGAGTTCACGATCAATCTAGGCACTGTCGGAAACACCGCGACAGTCAGCGGCCTGCCCTTTGCGCCGAAGGGCGTGTCGATCATCAGTGCAGGTGTCGCCGAGTCGACCGCCGGCACGTCGAGCACGAACGACAGGATGCTCTTCGGCAGCGGTTCGTCGACCTCGTCGCGGCGAGCCATGGGCATTCTGGACGAGAATGCCACGGCCAGCAGTGCCTGCGAGATCGACACCTGCATCGAGTACGACGCGGTGATGGCTTCTCCCAGCACCGCCGGCGCGTTGCTCGCCGCCGTCGACATCGACGCGGTGAACTCCGACGGCATGCGGTTCATCGTGGACGTAGCCGTCACGGGGACGCCGTGGGTCGGCTATCTGATGTTCGGCGATGCGCCGCTGGAGTTCGGCATCGGCGATCCGTGGGACTGGGGCGCCGACGACGACCTCGGACCCGGATCGCCGTACCCGTCCGGCTACCAGCAGGCCGACGGCGCGCCGAACACGCACCAGCTCGACTGGCGCTGGGACGATGATGCGAGCGACGATCAGTTCCTGATCGAGGCCACCGCGCAGTCGCAGCCGGTCGAGGACTTCGTGCGCTCGTCCGAGGTCGAGCTGCTGTTCGACCAGGCCGAGCTGTACGACGACCCGGTCATCGACCTTGCCGAGGCGATGTCGCCGGTCCAGGCGCAGGCGCCGCCGGCCGAGGATCAGCCAGAATTCACTTGGCCATCGTGGGACGAGGCCGACGACGACACCCACGAGATCGCCGTCTCGTCAGATCCGCGCGGCGATGCGCCCGCTCCGGACACAGGCACCTTTGAGGATGCCTGGCCGTGGGACGAGAACGCGGCCGAGGACGAGTCGCCCTCTACTGAGTTAGCGCAGGACGACGAAGCGGCCGCGCTCGAGCGCGATGCCGCGTGGCCGGAAGAGGCCCTCGACGAGCTGTGGGCCGAGGAGTCTGCGCCGGTCGTCGCCGATGCGAGCGCGCCCGAGCAGCAGGCGATCGCCGACGGCTGGGACTGGCCGAACGAGGACACGAGCCTCGAAGGCCCGTTCCCGGGCGGGTATCAGCAGAGCGACGGCGAGCAGGTCCGGATTGAGGACACGCTCCTCGACGACGAGCTCGCCGACGACTGGTGGACCGAGCAACCCGTAGCCGACGGCGCCGCGCCGGCAGAGGCGCAGCCGCCCGATGACGCGTGGGACTGGACCGGCCAGGCGCTCGAGGCAGAGCTTGCACTGGAGCACTCCCCGGTCGGCGCCGATGCCGCGCCGGAGCCGCCATCGCAGCCGTTCGACGACTTCGCGCTGTTCGATGTCGAGTTCGCGCCGGTCGCGGTCTTCGAGGTCTACCAGCAGGCTGACGCTGATCCGCAGGCCGCGGACACGGCGTGGGATTGGGACACGCTCGCCGTCGATGACTGGTGGGCGGAGCAGGCAGCAGTTCTTGCCGCCGATGGCGAGCCGGTCAGGCGCGACGAACCGTGGGACTGGACCGAGATCGCGGCGGACGAACTCGCCGACGATTCGGCACCGGTTCGCGCCGATGCAGCACCTGCGGACGGATTGCCGCCGTCTGATGGTTGGGATTGGACCGACAGCGCCCTCGAGGCCGAGGCCGCCGAGGAACATGCGCCGGTCGTTGCCGATGCCTCGCCGCAACCGCTGCCAGCGTTCGAATCCATCGACGAGCTCGCCGAGGACGACTGGTCCGGAGAATCCGTACCGGTCGGCGCCGATGCCGCGCCGGAAGCCGGACAGCCATCGGCTGATGCCTGGCCCTGGTTCGAGGAGTCCGTCGACGACCGTGTCGATTCGGACGAAGTCGTTGCCGTCGCAGAGGCTCCGGCACAGCCGCTCGAGCCCGAGTTCGCGCAGGAATGGCTCGAAGACGAGCCGGTGCTCGAATCGGCGCCGGTGGCCGAGAGCGCAGCCGCGCCCGACGACGTTTGGCCGTGGTTCGACGATCTCGCGGTCGACGACCCGGCCCAGGATGCCGGGACCGGGGAGAACTTCCCGGATCCGCTGCTCAACGTCGAGGACGCCTGGCCGTGGTTCGAGGAGATCGGCCTCGACGAGTGGCAGCACGAGCACCGCCTGCCGGAGTTCGAGATCAGGGAAAGTGCCGCCACCCGGCGGCTGGTTGTGGCCGGTCAGGACCGGCGCTTCGCCGTGAAAGGCAATGATCGCGTGCTGATCGTCGAGGGCGAGCAACGGAGGTACTGATGGCGGTGAAGAGCGCTTTTTTCTATGACGCCGCCGGCGCGTACTGCTTCCAGGACCCGGACGACGATCTGGACTATACCTTCGACTTCCGCGACGAGAAGGAGCCGGCGCTGCTTCCCGCCGAGAACATCGCCTCCGTGCTGGAGATGGTGCTGTCCAGGATCGACTCGGACGCGATAACCACAGAAGAGCTGCACGACCAGAGTAGCGACTCGGACGAGGTCGTCGTGTGGGTGCGCAAGCTGAAGAAGGGCGTGACCTACAACCTGGAATGCACGGTGCGCACCAGCGCTGCCATCCCGCGCGATTACTCGAGGAGCTTCAGGATTCTGTGCAAGGAGCGATGACAGTGGCCGAGAAACAGACTCCTGTTAAGGTCGGCAAAATCTCGATACGTGATCGGGTGATTGATTTTCGTCGGGTCAAGGCGAGCGACCTGCGCAAGCACCCGCAGAACTGGCGCCTGCATCCTGAGTCGCAACGCAGCGCGCTCATGGCAATGTTCGACGAGGTCGGGTTCGTAGGCGCTGTCCTGACCAGGCAGGAAAGCGATGGGACTCTACAGATCCTGGATGGCCATCTTCGGGTTGATCTTCTTCCAGAAGAGGAAGTCCCCGTAATCGTCACTGACCTTTCAGAAGACGAGGGCAAGAAGATCCTCGCGACGTATGACCCGCTGTCGCAGATGACCATGACCGACGACAAGGCGCTGGCAGGCATCCTCGCAGAGGTTGGTCTCGACGATCATGCTGAGCTGCGCAAGATGTTTGCCGACGTCCAGTCGGCGATGCACCAGGAGGAGCAGACCGACTCAGACGCTCAGCGCGAAGTGCCAGGCATGGAGCTGCAGCCGCACGAGCACTACGACTATCTCGTGGTGCTGGCGACGACTTCGAACGAGTGGAATGTCCTTTGCGACAAGCTCGGGCTCAAGCCGGTGCGCACCCGCAAGGGTAAGGCAACCTGCAGGGCGCTCCGGGCCAAGGACTTACTGAGGCTCCTCCGTGGGGATTGATAAGGCTGCGGATCTCGACTACACGTTGGTCGTGCCTTCGCGCCGGCGTGTCCACAACATGCCGGTCATCCGCGAGCTGCTCCCGACGGCGCTAGTCTGCGTCGACGAGCGAGAGGTCAAGGAGTACCTGACCGAGGTTCCGGAGGGCAAGCTGCTCGTGCATCCGCCGCTCGACGGGGTTGCGAGGGTGATGAACTGGATGCTGGATGCCGTCAAGACCCCGATTTTTATCGAGATCGACGACGACTTCGCCGGTGTTCGTGTGAATGTCGGCACCAGGCGCTTCATCACGGATCCGGTGGAGATTCTCAACATTATCGAGAACGCCTGCCGCGCCACCCAGGATCTCGGGCTGACGGCTTTCACCTTCGCGCACTCACAGCACACGGTCTTCAACCGCGCCGACATCTGGCCGGTCAGACCGGTACAGCAATGCGATAACTGCTTCGGGGTGATGGGGGCAGCGCGCTATCGGAAATACGACGAGGGCCTGCCTGGACGGGCAGCTGTGGACTGGACGCTGCGCACGTTGCTAGAGGATCGGTGCCTATATGTGGACATGCGTTTCAGGTTCGACTGCGGCGAAATCTTCAGTGGCGCCGGCGGGAACGTGGGCTTGGTCACCACCGATCAATTCGTCGCCACGTCGCGCAAGCTACGCAAGCGGTGGGGCAAACACCTGAACACGGAGGCTCCAGGGAGCCAGAAGCGACCGCACGTGTCGCCACTGCGGCTACAGGTCTCTCGCTGGAACAACAAGGCGCAGCGCTAGAGAGAGCGCGATCCGGTTTTCTGCTTCGGCGTCCAGGAGACGGCGTGGCCGCGAACCCACTTCGTTTTCTCGTGCCACGTGCCGACTTCGGCTAGGTAGTCGTTCAACTTCTGGAGCGCCGTGTTGACCTCGGCCACAGCGTCCGGATTTTTATGGTCACAGCACAGCGCCCAAGGCGGGATGATGATCTCCTTGGACTTGCTGCCATCGCTCCAATCGACCGAGCCGTAGAAGTGCCAGGACGCGACACCGTCTTCGGTGTCATGGGCGATGCTGGTCAGGGCCGTGATGCGGCCCCCGTGCTTGTGCATCAGAAAGGCGGGTTGCATAAAAGGAAGTCCTCAAGAATCCTGTTCCTCCAGGTCGAGCGTGGACTGCTTCGTCTTGGCCAGTTGATCCTTGAGAGCCCACAGCCGATACGCCTCGTCTTCGTAGGCGTCCTTCGTCGGCTGCGCCGGCACCAGCTGCGTGCCGATCTCGCGAAAGTGATCTAGGCCGCGGCCGAGGCGCTTGCCCTGCGCGGTGTGCTTGTCATACGCCCAATCCGGGATCTCTGGCACCTTGTTTTCGAGCAGGTTGGCCAAGCCAACCGCCGTGTGGAAGTGATCGCCCTCGCGGCTCTTCTGCGCGCGGCACATGAGACGGATCGCGTTACCGATCGCCATCCGGACTTTGCCGAGTTTCATCGGGTCGGAGTCGTGCCAATCCTTCGCCTGCTGGCAGACGATGTAAACGAAAGGCACGATCTGAGGGTTCGCCTGGGTGTCGATGTCCTCATGCGAAATCACTTGCAGGCGCTTGCACACCATCGAGAGGAAGGCTTTGGAGCTGTGCATCAGCTCTACGGCACATTCCATCGCCTCGCGCTCTTGGCCGCGACGGATGTGTTTTTGCATAGCCGAGCAGAGTACAAGAGGTTGCTGGCCGTGTAGGGTCTTCGGCATCATCGGTTTAGTTTCTCCTGTTCATGTGCTACGCGGGTGATAGCTACCCTGTAGCTAGTGCTGAATATGCCAGAGGTCGTGATGGATATCAAGCAATTCATTGACTTACGCAAGTGATTGAGGGGAAGGCCAAAAAGCATTCTCTGGTCAGATGGCAAGAAACAACGCTCACCAGCTCGTCATTCTCAAGCGACGTGCCCAGGTAGCCGCCTTGCGGCTACGCGGCTTTTCGCAACGCGATATCTGTGTCGCCCTCGCCACCAGCGATTCGCCCAACGTCAACCCCGAGGATGGCAAGCCCTGGTCACTCGGAACTATCAACCACGATCTGAAAGTGATCGAGGCCGAGTGGCGAGCAAGGCTCGAGGCCAAGATCGATGAACACCGCGCGAAACAATTGGCGGAGATCGATGAAGTAGACCGGTCAGCGTGGCGGAACCAGAACTACGAAATCGTTCTCAAGTGTGCCCAGCAACGCCGAGATTTGCTTGGATTGGACGCTCCGAGGACTGTGAAGACAGAGCTGACTGGAAAGGACGGAGGGCCAATCGAGACCACCCCTCCACCTGCGTCGCTCGATCTGTCCAGACTCAGCTATGACGAGCTCAAGTCCCTCGAAAGCATCCACCTCAAGCTCCGAGCTGCCGGGCCTTCAGGAGGTCCAGAAGGAGCTGGCAAGGCGTAGCTTCTACGAGTACGTCAAGCAGGCTTGGCCGATCCTGGAACCCGGCAAGCAGTTCGACGAGAACTGGCATATCCAGGTCATCTGTGACCACCTTCAAGCCATCACCGAGGGTCGGATCACGCGCCTGATCATAAACGTTCCATTCCGGACGCTTAAGTCCACGCTGGTCTCGGTGCTCTGGCCCACCTGGGAATGGGGGCCTGCTGGGTTGCCGCACCTACGGTACATCACCGCGTCGCACCAGAAGGATCTGGCCACGCGTGACGCGGTGGCGTCGCGGCGCGTCCTGCAATCCCCCTGGTATCAGAACTGCTGGGGCGATAGGGTCCGCCTTACCAGCGACCAGAACGTCAAGACGCGCTACGAGAACTCGCGGCGCGGGTACAGGCTCATCACGTCGGTCGATTCGGGGGCGACTGGCGAGGGCGGCAATCGCCAGCTCATCGACGACCCGCACGACATGACCAAGATTTTCAGCGCGGCCGATCGAAAGGCGGCGCTGGATTGGTGGGACAACACGATGGTCTCGCGGCTGGATGACCAGCAGCGCGACGCGATCGTGCTGATCATGCAGCGCGGCCACACCGAGGACTTGACCGCGCACTTTCTGGCGACGGGCGTCTACCAACACGTCTGCCTGCCGATGGAGTTCGACGGAGTTCGCCGCGCCACGGTGCTCGGCGAGTACGACAAGCGCACACAGGTCGGCGAATTACTGTTCCCGCGGCGCTACCCGACGGAAGTCGTTGCCTCACTGAAGCGCACGCTTGGTAGCTACGGCACGGCAGCGCAGCTCCAGCAGAATCCTATCCCGCTGGGCGGCACGATCTTCAAGCGCGACCGCTGGCAGTTCTACAAGGCGCTTCCGGAGATCGAGGAGCTGATCCTCTCCGTGGACTGCGCCTTCAAGGACTTCCAGACCAGCGACTACGTTGCCATCCAGGCTTGGGGGCGCAAAGGTCCGAATCGATACCTGGTAGATCGGATCAAGGACCACTTGGGATTTGCTGGAACCGTCACAGCTGTGCGCGCGATTCTGGCCAATCACCCTACGATCAGCGCAGTGCTGATCGAGGACGCAGCCAACGGCCCAGCTGTCATCGAGACGCTGCGCACCGAGATCGCTGGTGTGTTGGCGGTCCCGCCACAGGGCGGCAAGATCGCGCGGGCCTATGCCGTGCAACCGCAACAGGAAGCCGGCAACGTATGGTTGCCAGACCCGTCGATCGCCCCATGGGTTCATGAGTATCTGATGGAGCTCTCGGCTTACCCGGGGGCGCCAAACGATGACGAAACGGATGCGACAACGCAGGCGCTGGTCTGGTTCGGCCTGCGTGGGGACGCGATGGGTCTATTCGCATTCTTCGGAGACGAAGCGCGGCGCATCGCGGAGGAGATGAAGCAGGCGGAGGAGCAGGCGAGAATAGCTTCACCACCAACTACTTTCATGCACTGAAGAGATGGCTGAAAAACCGCAGCGCAAACCGATTGCCAGGGAACTTATTGACCGGCTTGTCACTGGCGTGCGTTACATCGTCACCGGTGCTGGACCCGAAACGTGGTTCGGACCTGGACAGCCGCCGCACCCGCAAAGCGAGATCACCGATGGCCGCATCTTCGACTACCCTGTTGGGTATAACCAGCGGCAAGTGCCTCGCGGTGAGGAAGCTGTCTCATTCGCGCAAATGCGGGCACTCGCGGATGCGTACGACCTGCTGCGGGTGGTAATCGAGACTCGCAAGGATCAGGTTGTCAAGTTTGACTGGAACATCGTCCCCAAGGATCCGAAGAAGAAGCGCGACGCCAGATGCGAGGAAGTTGACTCCTTCCTCAGCTTCCCGGACGGAGAGCACACTTGGCAGCAGTGGCTACGAGCGATCATCGAGGACATGCTGGTCATCGACGCCGCCACGATTCACCCGCGCCTGACATACGGGAACCGGCCGTACAAGTTTGAAATCTTCGATGGCTCGACTATCAAGCGCGCCATAGACTCGCGTGGTGCGACACCGGAGCCACCGGATACGGCTTATCAGCAGATCCTGCATGGGGTGCCGGCGGTCAATTTCAGCAGCCATGAGCTGATCTATGCGCCGCGTAACGTCCGCGCGCACAAGCTCTACGGCTACAGCCCGGTGGAGCAGATCATCATGACGGTGAACATTGCGCTTCGCCGGCAGATGCACCAGCTTCAGTATTACACCGACGGCTCCACGCCCGACCTGATCTTCCAAGTTCCGGACAACTGGAAACCCGACCAGGTCAAACAGTTCAAGCTCTGGTGGGACGAGATTCTGCATGGCAACACTGCCGCACGGCGCGGCACGATGTTCGTGCCTTCTGGCGCTACTCCGGTGAACACCAAGGATCAGGTGCTCAAGGACGAATACGACGAATGGCTTGCCCGCATCGTGTGCTACTGCTTCAGCTTGTCGTCGCAGCCTTTTGTGAAGCAGATGAACAGGGCAACTGCAGAAGCCGCCAAGGAAGCGGCCACCGAGGACGGACTCGTACCGCTGCTGGAGTGGGTCAAAGATTTGATTGACCTGATCGTGTGGCGCTACTTCGGCTACACCGAACTGACTTTCGAGTGGAAGTTCGAGTCCGACGTCGATGCCAACATGCAGTCGCAGATCGACGATCGCGACATCCGCAACGGATCGATCAGTATCGACGAAGTGCGTCAGCGCCGAGGTCTGGACCCGCTAGGCGTGGGACCTGCCATCATTACGGCCACCGGTCTGATCCCTGTAGTGGAGTCCTACGAGGCGGAGCTCGAGGCGCTTCTCAATCCGCCCGAGCCCGTAGTCGTGAACGGCTCTGTAGTTGGTCCTGATGGCAAGCCGGTACAGCAACCGCCGGCGGATGAAGATGACGACCAACCGCCGGGTGACGATGCCGGCGATGCGGACAAGATCCGCAAGCGAAAAAAAAAAGTTAGACGCCTATCTCGTCGGCGACCGGCAACAGTTCGCGGCGTCCGAAATCTGACCAGGGTTCTAGTCCTGCTACTGAAGAGCAAGGCTTCCGAGATCGCACGGCAGGCTACAGCCAGCGTATCTGAGAGGCTCGAGAAGGGTCTGTCCAAAGCGATTGACGATGACGTCAGATACGTGCAGGGCGAGCTCGACTTTGAGAGCTGGGCGGAGTCCGCCGACGACGTGGGCGATGCGCTCAGGCCGGTCGCCAGGGATGGCGGACAGCAGGCGCTCGCGCAGGTCGGCATAGAGGACGACGAGATCACGGACGTCGTCAACCGGGACGCGGTCATCTTCGCCGCGAGCCGCGGTGCGGAGCTGGTCGGCAAGAAGTTGGTGGACGGCGAGCTCGTGGACAACCCAAACCGGCAGTACGCGATCACGGAGTCGACGCGCGACATGCTGCGCGGGACGATCAAGCAGGCAATGGAGGAAGGATGGTCGAACGATCGCCTGGCAGACGAGATCGTGTCGCACTACGCCTTCTCGACCAAGCGCGCCATGAACATTGCGCGGACCGAGACAGCTTTTGCCGATGTCGCTGGGAACATGATCGCCTACCGGGAAAGCGGAGTGGTCGAGCGAAAGCAGTGGATCCTGGGTAGCGAACACGATCTCGACGACGTGTGCAACGACAACGCCGCAGTGGGGCCGATACCAATCGATCAGCCGTTCCCGTCAGGGGATGACGGACCGCCGGCCCATCCAGGATGCGTCTGTGACGTCATTCCCATCGTTGCAGAAAGCAGCACGAAATCGCTGGAGCATTTGATTACCAAACTTCGTCAGGCAATGGAGGCCGAGACATGAAACTGTTTATCCCGATCACCAAAGTTGATGCTACACAGCGTCTGGTCTACGGCCGTCTCGCCCAAGAGGTCGAGGACTACGCCGGCGAGATCATGGACTACGAGAGTTCCAAGCCGCACTTCGAGGAGTGGTCGCAGAGGTTCCAGAAGGCCACCGACGGCAAGTCGGCAGGCAACCTGCGAGCCATGCACAACACGGTGTCAGCCGGGAAGTTCACGGTGGTCGACTTCAACGACCCGGAAAAGGCCATCGACGTTGTCGCTAAGGTCGTCGACGACAAGGAGTGGGAGAAGGTCGAGGAAGGGATCTATACCGGCTTCAGCGTCGGCGGAAGCTACGTCAAGCGCTGGAAAGACGGGAAACTCACTCGCTACACCGGGAAGCCCACGGAGGGGTCGCTTGTGGACAGCCCCTGCGTGCCAACAGCCACCTTCACCATGATCAAGGCCGATGGGAGCAGCGAAGTCCGCAAGTTCAAGGAGCGCGTGGAGTCTGCAAAGGCGGTAGACGAACTGGCCGACATGCTGAACAGCGGCACCATAAAGGCAGAACGACTTCTCGAGCTCGCAAAGGCTGACGCGACGAGCGCGCCTGAGCCGGAGACTGCACCAGCGGCGGAGCCCGCGCCTGAGCCGGAGCCTGTCCCGGCATCGGAACCAGCAACCGCGGCTGCGCCGCCGGAGCCCGTGCCGGCAGCAACACCGGAACCGGAGCCACCGGCCAACGATGCGGCCGACGAGGCGTCCAAGGCCGATTCCGCGCTGATGGCGAAGATCGATAGCGGCAAGATTACCGATCGCGAAGCGATGGACGAGATCGCCCAGCGCATGTCAGAGGACGAGCTCTCGAAGTTGCTCGAGGCGAGACCCAAGCGCCCCGAGATCATCAAGGCACTGCGCTCCAAGATCGAGGGCACGCTGAAGAAGAGCCTGTGGGAAGTGCAGCGCTTGGCGGAAGTGCTCTCCTGCCTTGCCGCGTGCGCCAGCAACGCGCAGTACGAAGCGCAGATAGAGCGCGACGGATCCCAGGTGCCGGAGAAGCTGCGTGCGGTCGTGCAGCAGCTCGGCGATGCGCTGAAGGCCATGACCGAGGAAGAAGTCGAGGAGCTCGTCGAATCGCTCGGCGGGTATGAGTCCGCGGTGCTGACGCTGGCGGCAGGCGCCGACATGAAGAAGGTCCAGGGCACGCAGACCGCCGAGGCGCAGAAACTTCACGACGCGCTCGTGGGCGTCGGCGCCGTTTGCCCGGAGAAGCCTACTCCTCTAGCCGGCCGTCTGCTGAAGGAACACGAGGCCATCGGTGTCGGCGATAAGCTGCGCGAAGGCTATGTGGCCGGGCTCGAGAAGCAGGTCAAGGAACTGACGACGAGCATCAAAAAGATCACCGACCACAACTCCACGTTGGAGCAGCGGATCAAGAAGATCGAAGACATGCCCCAGCCAGGAAAGGGCACGCTGCGCATCGTGGGCAAGGAAGGCGACGCAGCGCAGGATGGCCCAAGGGACGAGGTCGAGAGCACACCCGGGCAGCACAACCCGACCGCTGCGAAGGCATTGATCATCAAGGAGCTGCAAAAGGCCGGCCGGTAAAACGGCCGTTTCATCAACCAACCACTTTCTAAACTGCTCACGCCGAGAGGCGGCGGCACAAACGGTCTCTATCGTGGTTCGCCCCCGGTAGGGGCCGTTTCCTTTTCTGGAGGTAGGCAACCATGAATCAAAACGTCACGGCGGAAACGCTGGAGCTGCTGAAGAAAGCTCTCGCGAATCCCAGCGAGGAACTGCGCAAGACCATCTCGACCGGCACCGGCCTGGTCCCGTTCGATCTGCAGGCGCCATCGAAGAACCTCTACCCGGTCGCCACACCGCTACGTAACGTCATCCCGCGAGTCGGCGGCGGAGTCGGTCTCGCGACAAACTGGAAGGTCATCCGCAACATCACCGGCGGCGGCTACGACGCAATGGGGTGGGTGCCGGAAGGACAGCGCTCGGCTCGCATGAGCTACAGCGCGCAGGACAAAGCCGCGTCCTACAAGACGCTCGGCGAGGAAGACAACATAACGTTCGAGGCCATCAACGCCGGCCGCACATTCGAGGACGTGCAGGCAACCGGCATCATGCGGCTGCTGCAGAAGTTCATGCTCAAGGAAGAGAACGCGATCCTGGGCGGGAACACGAGCGTAGCGCTGGGGACTCCGACCACACCGACGGTGACCTCAGCCTCGACCGGTGGATCCATCGGTGCCGGCACCTACAACGTGATCGTGGTGGCCCTGACCTACGAGGGCTTCCGCAACGCCACCAAGACCGGCACGCTGGCCTGCCCGACCTCGCAGAACATCACGGGCGCGGACGGCCAGAACTACACCCTCAAGGGCGGGTCGTCTCAGAAATCGGCGGCAGGCTCGAGCGGCGCGCTGTCGGGCAGCACCAACCTGATCCGTGCGACTACACCAGTGGTCAACGGAGCTGTGGCCTACGCGTGGTACATCGGCACGGCCGGCAACGAAACGCTGCAGGCTTTCACCACGATCAACAGCATCGAAGTCCTGACGCTGTCCTCGGGCAACCAGAACGCCTCGGCGATCACCGCGGACAACAGCCAGAACACCCTGGCATTCGACGGCCTGCTCTACTCGGCCTTCGCGTCTGGCAGCGATGCCTACATCAAGAACCTGGCGACTGGCTCACCCGGCGTCGGCACCACGCTGACTGCCTCCAGCCGCGGTTCGGTGGTGGAGATCGACGACATGCTGGTCGCCATGTGGAACAACTTCCAGACTTCACCGGATGTGATCTACATGAACGCCCAGGAGATCAAGACGGTGACCGACAAGATCCTGAACGCGGCATCCGGTCCGCTTCTGCGGATCAACACCGACGCGAAGGAACCGTATGGCGTCGTCGCAAACGGGGTGATCAAGGCGTACTTCAACCCGTATGCGCTCGACGGCGGCATCATGGTCCCGGTGAAGATCCACCCGACTCTGCCTCCCGGCACGATGTTGGGCTGGGGCAGCATGTTGCCGCCGCAGTATCAGTCGAACGAGGTGCCCAACGTGGCCGAAATGAAGATCCGGGCCGACTACTACAGCCTGGAGTGGCCGATCAAGACTCGGGCACGTGAGTACGGGGTGTACGCGGAGGAAGTGCTCGCCGTGTACGCGCCGTTCGCGATGGGCATCATCAACAACATCGCGAAGGGCTGATCAGGGCAGCATCGTCACTGTGGCGCCGGGCAACCAATGCCGGCGCCACTTGTTCTTTTCAACCAGTCTTCAGAAACGCGGGGTTTCGCATGCACGAACAGCAAGCGGTGATCAGAATGGTAGCGCCCAAAGGTGTCAGGAGCGGCAGCTGGCGCGGCCACGCCTTCCGGATCCGCGAGGATGGCAGTATCGACGTGCCGGCGGAAGCCGTTCCCGAGCTCGCTAGCCACGGTTTCAAGGTGGCGGATGAACAGGAAACTGAGGCCGAAGCCAGGGCCAGGGCTGAGGCTACCGATCGGCAAGCCAAGGCGGAGGCCGAAGCCAAGGCCAGGGCGGAAGCCGACGCTGCGGAAGCGGCGAAGGCCGCAGCCGCTGGCGCGAAAGGCGGTGCGAAATGAAGCTGAAGGCACCGGAAGGTGTAGAGCTCGTGCGTGGCGCCGACGGGAAGGACTACCGGGTGGACAAAGACGGTACGGTGCAGATACCAGACGAGCACGTGCCGCTGACTATCTGGCAGTACGGGTACGTGCGCGTCACGGAACCCGAGCCGCAGAGGAGATCGCGCACCTTGGCGGGTGACTCGACCATCTGACCAACATGGCCGATCTGTGCTCCATTGATGACGTCAGGAAGTGGCTGAGCGTCAAGGGCAATGACGACGACGAACTGCTGACCAATCTGATAGGGCGTGCGAGCGCCTTCATCCGCAGCTACACGGGCCGTGAACTAGACGCCGGTTCCTACAGCGAAAAGCGCGATGGACACGGCGGGCGACGTCTGGTTTTCCGAGAGTATCCTGTCACTGCGGTCTCCGTCGTAAAAATTGACAACACGGCGATCCCAGCCTCAGTCAACCAGTCACCGGGATACGTTTTCGACCAGCTCTCGCTGACGCTCATCGGCTATCGGTTCAGTGAAGGACTGTCCAACGTCGAGCTGCAATACACAGCCGGATACGCGGCGAATGCCCTACCGCCTGATCTGGTGCAGGCTTGCATCGAGCTCGTCTCGCTGCGCTACCGCGGGAAGTCCCATATTGGCAAGTCGAGCGACGCATTGGCGACGGGCATGCAGACGAACTACATCGTCGATGACCTCATGCCAGAGATCAAGATGGCGCTCGATCAACACCGGCGCCTCATACCCGTATGATCACCGGCCAGATAACCGGCGACGAGCAGCTGATTGAGGCGTTCCGTGCCATGCCGACGGACGTGCGGCAATCGGTCGCCCGCCGGGTTCTCCGTCTGTCTATCGTCCTGCAGCGCCACGTCAAGGAGCGCAAGCTCAGCGGCCAGGTGCTGCGTAACCGGACCGGCCGGCTGCGCAGATCGATAACCAGAGAAGTCACTGAGCAGCCCACGGCGATCATTGCCAAGGTCGGGACGAATGTTTCTTATGCCAGGATCCACGAGTACGGCGGCGTCGTTCGCGCCCACGACGTCTACCCGAAGCACGCCAAAGCCTTGTCGTTCATCTGGCACGGCAAGCGAGTCTTCTTCGCCCGGGTACACATTCCGCAGATCAAGATGCCGGAACGCTCTTTCCTGCGCAGTTCGCTGCGTGAGCTAAGGGGCCAGATCACGAGCGAGCTGAAAGCTGAGGTTCATGGAGCGCTGAAATCGACGCTGAGCCGTCAGGCGGCTGCGCTGCGCAAAGGGTGATCGTGGACACCGAGGCCATCTACGCTGCGCTCTTCAACCAGCTCAAGGACAACCTGGGGACGCAGATCAAGACCTACAGCCGCAAGCTCAAGGCGGCGGACGAGATCGCGCCGGCGGATCAGCCAGCGCTTTTCCAGGTGCAGGGCAATCAGGTAGCCAACGCGCAGACGAAACTGCCTAACAAGTGGACGCTGTTCGCCGACCTGTTCCTGTATGTGCATACCGAAGGCACCGACGCGCAGGCGCCGACGGAGCTGCTCAATCCTCTTCGTGATGCGATCGTTGATGTCATCGAACCAGATACGCCAACGATGGAGCAGACACTCGGCGGATTGGTTCACAGCTGCCGGATCAACGGCACGCTCGAGATCTTCGACGGGGCGCTGGGCGAGCAGGCGATAGCAGTCATCCCTGTCGAGATCATCGTCACGCCATAACCGTTTCTCAACCGCAACCGGGGCCGTAATCCGGTCCCGCTCTTCAAGGAGGCCATGTTATGCAGCACATCTTCGGCTCGGGGATTCTCTGGGGCACGCCGCTCACTGACGCGAACGGCGTCGCGATCACAAACCCGACTCCGATACAGTTCGGAGTCTTGCAGGACGTATCGGTCGAAGTCTCTGCCGAGAACAAGATGCTTCACGGGCAAAATCAGTTCCCGATCGACGTCGCCAGAGGCAAGGGCAAGGTCACGTGCAAGGCCAAGAACGCCCTGGTGAACGGCGCACTGATCAACAGCATCTACTTCGGGCAAACCGTGGTAGCGAACCACACCAAGGACTTCTACGACACCACGGGCACCGCGATTCCTGCGACGCCATTCCAGATCACGATCACCCCGCCTGGCGGCGGCACGTTCGGCCAGGATCTCGGAGTTCGGGATCAGACTGGCCGGCAATACACAAGGGTGGCATCGGGGCCGACGACTGGTCAATACAGTCTGTCGGGCGCGGTTTACACCTTCGCCGCGGCGGATCAGGGCATCAAGGTATTCATCGACTACCAATACACGGTGACCGAGGCGATAGCCAAGCAGTCGACGGTACTCAATCTGCCGATGGGCTACGCTCCGGAGTTTCGTGCGGACCTGTCGAACCCGTACAAAGGGAAGCATCTGACCTTGATCCTGTTCAAGTGCATCGCGAGCAAGCTCGCCATCGCGACAAAGCTCGATGACTTCGCGATTCCTGAGTTCGATTTCGACGCCTTCGCCGATGGGTCGGGCCAGGTGCTGAAGTGGGCGGTGTCGGAGTGATCGAGCCAAACGAAAAACTGATCGACGGTTACCGCGTCGTCATGGCGGGAGTCGAATACGTTATCCCGCCATTGACGATCGGGCAACTGAAGCGCCTGCGCCAGACGATCGACCGTCTCGCGCAGGCAAGAATCGCTGAGGGCAGCGTTGCGTCTCTCTCGGACGAGCTGTTCAACGACTTCAGCGAGATCATCCGGGAGGCCATGTCGCGCAACTATCGTGGTATCACCATCGATGATGTTCAGGAACTGCTGGACCTGAAGAACATCCAGACAGTAATCGCGGCCGTGATGGGGATATCGGGTCTCGTGCGCTCGGAGAAACAGCCGGGGGAAACAGTAGCGGCATCTCAGCCGTCGATTGGGATGCCGTCTACGCCCACGTCATAACAATCACCGGTTGGACGTGGGAATACATCGACGATTTTGTAACACTCCCGCGGCTGATCTCTCTTAACGGGTATTGGGCGGATTACCCGCCAGTGCATGTGCTCGTCGCTGCGTTCCTGGGTCACAAACCGTCGCCGGCGAAGTCTTCAGGCGATCCAGATTCCGATCTAGAGGCTTTCATTGCCGCATCCTCTGCATTGAACCGTCATGGCTGAAGAGAACGTACAAGTAAAGTTCGGGGCTGCGTTCGACGAATTGATACGCGGCTTGTCGAACATGACCGGCCAGTTCAGGTCATCGATCGACGGGATGAAGGGACAGCTCGCGTCACTTCAAGAGGTAGGGGCCGGTGTTCAGCGCGTCTTCCTCGGCGTCACGGCGGTCCTGGCCGGCGGAGCGGTATTCACCAATGCCGTCCGCGAGACGGAGCGCTTCATCTTCAGCAACATCGAGCTTGCACGCCGTCTCGGGATCAGTGCTGAGGAGGCTGGATCGCTCAACGTAGCGCTCGGCGATGCCTTCGTCGACACCGGGAAATTCGAGCAGGCGCAGGCCATGCTCGCTCGCCAACTCAGCACCAATGAAGAGCGATTCAGAGCGCTTGGCGTCTCCACGCGCGATCAAAACGGCAACTTCCGCAATGCCGTCGACCTGATGCTCGACGTCAACAAGCGTCTTCTGGAGTTCAGAGAGGGCACTGACCGCAACATCGAGGGCATCAAAATCTACGGGCGCTCCTGGATGGAGATCCAGGACGTGCTGAAGGTCACGCCGCAAAGCATAGAGGCGGCACGGCAGAAGATGGAGGCGCTTGGACTGACCATCACACAGCAAGGTGTCCAGAGCACGATGGCCTATAAGAGCGCCCTCAACGACGTGGGAGACGTCGGGCTGGCGTTGAAGAACGTCATAGGCCAGGCGCTGATGCCTATCCTCGCGAATCTCGGAAACTGGTTCGCGGAAACCGGCCCGACACTCGTATCTGCCTTTCGCGTCGCCATTGCGGCGATAGTTTCCCTGCTGTGGGGATTAGTGTTTGCGGCCCAGGCGGTACGTGAAGTTCTCTCTGGAGCATTCGAGAATATACGGACAGCACTGAGCCGTCTCATGTCAGCATTCGTGCTGATCCTCAAGGGAGACTTCACCGGAGCCAAGGACGAGATAGTCGCTGGATTCGTCGACATAATGGATCAGGGTCAGCTCACCTTCGACCGCATCGTCGAGAGGGCGAGGGCAGCGAGCAAAGCGATCATGGACCTGTGGGATCCTGACTTGACACCCGCATCCCAGGGGAAAGGAGGAGGCGGCACGAGCGCAGGAGAGGATGTCGCCGCGAAATCGCGCGTGTCCTCTTGGCAGACGCAGTGGGAAGTCATCAAGGCTGCGCAGGGCAACGCGCTGCGCGACATGCTGGACGCCGAAAAGAGCTTCTGGACCAACATACTTCGCCGCGAGCAACTGTCGGTCGAAGAGCGTGTACAGGTCTACGTCAAGCTCGGCAACATCAGGCAGCAGGTACAGAAGCGCGGCATCGACTCTGCCATGATCGAATTGGAGCGAGAAGTAGTCGCGGAGAAGGACGCGACCACTCGCCAGGTACTGCTCGCAGAGAAGAAGCTCGCTCTGATCGAGAACGTCTATGGCCGGTACAGTTTGGAATACAAGCGGGCTCAGATGGAGATGGATCAGGCGCACCAGGCAAGGATAAACGCCGCGATTCAGCGCGAACTGCAAGGAATGTCGGCCCAAGCCAACATCGCAAATCGACGCCTCGAGATAGACCGCCAGCATCTTCGCAATCAGGAGACGGCCGGACAGATCACCGCCCAGCAGAGGCTTCAGCTCGAATTTAACCTGGAACAGGAGATTTTCAATAACAAACTCGCGGTGCTGAAGTCTCGCGAGGCGCATTTATCGGCGACGCAGATTGCCGAGCGGCAGGCGCTGCATGCAGAGATCGAGGCGCTAGAAGTTGAGCACATGGGCCGCTCGCAGCAATTGAACTTCGAGATGCACCAAGCCAACGTACGTTTCTGGCAGGATCTCTTCAGCCCGATCCAGAACGCGATATCTACCACGACGCAAGGTCTGATACTGGGGACAACGACGTGGAGAAAGGCGCTGGAGAATTTCGGCGTTTCAATGCTCGCGAGCTTCATCGATTGGCTCTCGAAGATGCTGTTCCAGTGGCTCGCTACCCAGCTCGCAATGACGGGAGCCACGGCCGCAGGAGCTGCCACAAGGAGCGGCATAGAAGCGGGTGCCGCAGCGAAGTCGGTGGCGTTGTGGGCGGCGACGGCTCTCAAGAACATAGCCAATGCGGCCTGGGAGGCCGCAGCTGGTGCCTATAAGGCGATCGTTGGAATCCCATTCATCGGGCCTTTTCTCGCTCCGATTGCTGCACTGACTGCGGCCGCGGCCGTTGGCAGCTTCGCAAAAAACATTGTGTCTGCCGAGGGCGGATACGACGTTCCGGCTGAGACGATGGCGAAATTGCACCCCCGGGAAATGGTACTGCCATCGAACATCGCTGATCCTCTTCGCACCATGATCACATCTGGAGGCATCGACGCCAGACCGCTTAAGGTCGAGATCCACGCCGTAGACGCCCGTGGAATTGAGCGTCTCTTGATCCAGAATCCAACTGCCGTCAGGCGTGGCGTGGAGAACATGGTCCGTAACCTTGGCATAGTCAACGTGCGGACATGAGCAATGCCGTTCTACCGACATTGCCCGGGCTCGAGTGGGAAGTCAGGCAGACGCCGACATTCAGCACGGACGTTCATGCGTCGCTGTCAGGCAAAGAAGTCGCCTACCAATACATGCAGTACCCGGTGTGGGAGTTCGAAACCAGTTACGAGTTTCTCAGGGCTGGAGCTGAGCTCGAGCTGCAGACGCTGTGCGGGTTCTTTCTTGTTCACGGCGGCAGGTTCGACACCTGGCTCTATAACAACCCTCGGGACAATGCAGTAACAGATCAGCCGTTCGGGGTTCGTGACGGGACGACGACAAAGTTCCAGCTCGTAAGGGCATTTGGCGCTGGCGGCTTCAGCTTTACGGAGCCCGTGCAGAACGTCAACGTCATCACCAACGTCAAGAGCAATGGGGTAACGATCGCGTCTCCGGCTGACTACTCGGTTGACTCCCTTGGAGTGGTCACACTCACTGCCGCTGGGACGCCTGGACACGTTCTCACGTGGACAGGCAGCTATTACTATCGCTGCCGCTTTCTGCAGGACGCGGCCGAGTTCTCGGAGTTCATGTACCAGCTCTATAAACTCAAGCGCCTGGGTTTCCGGAGCCAAAAGCTGTGAAGGCCATGAACGCGGCGCTCGCCGCTCTTGTGCATGGGCAGCGCAAGGCGCTGCTCTTCGATGGGTCGGACGACTTCGTGACGGTGAGCGTAACTTCGAACCCGGAGCTCGATATCAGGGGCGACGTGACGGTCGAGTTCTGGCTGAATCCTTACTCGACCACCGTGGATCCAGATCCGCGGCTCGTAATCTGCGGCACGGCATCCAACGCGCTCCCGTACGCGGTGCGATGGAACAAGGCTGGCGCGCGGCCAGTATGGGAGCAATGCGAGGACGCAGCCACCGTCACGCAATACACTACAGCCGACGGACCGGTGCCAGCCGATAAGGTCGTCTTCCTTTCGGTCGTCAGGAAGGGGACAAAACTGCAGTTCTACAAGAACGGTCTGCCGCTTGAGGGCGAGAAGACGGTGGGGACCGTCAATCTTGCAGCGGCGCCAACGGTGTTTCGTGCCGGCGCTACCAGCGGTTCGCTTGGCCGTCTAAACGGGATCATGGACGAGGTCCGAGTCTATGCCAGGGCACTGAGCGCGGACGAGATCGCCCAGCACTACATTGGCCGATTCGAGAACGATGCACTGCTGAAGCTGTGGTGGCCCTTTGACGAAGGCACGGGAACGACTGCCTTCGATCTATCGGGAAACAGCAACGACGGGACGCTGACCAACGGGCCAGCCTATCAGAGCTTTAATCCCTACCCTGGAATTGAGCGCGGATTCAGGGTAGCTGATCTTCTCACGATGGAACTGGTAGGCGGACTCACGGTGCGCTACTGCTCGGCCGATATCGACATACTGTCCGGAGGCAATACTTTCAAAGCAGCCCGGGCCGGCGTGGCGCCGATCTGGAAGCGAGGCGGGATACGGCTGCGCACGGGGCTCGAGGTAGACGAGCTCGACCTGGTCTTTCATCCAACGACGGCCGATCTGCTGAGCGGGCAGCAGTGGTTGCCAGCTGTTCGTGACGGGGTCTTCGACGGGGCCAAAGTCACGCTGCAACGTGCTTTCATGCCGGCATGGGGCAACGTGTCCGCCGGAACCTTGATCATGTTCACGGGGATCGTCGGAGACATCGAAGCCGATGGCAGCAACGTCGAGATGAAGGTCCTATCGGACCTGTTCCTGCTGAACATCCAGATACCGCGAAATCTCTACCAACCTGGCTGTTTGCACACACTCTACGATAGCGGTTGCGCACTGAGTAAGACTGCCTTCGAGTCTATCAGCACGGCTGCATCTGGCAGCACGCGCAGCCAGATAAACTGCTCGTTGCCGCAGGCGTCAGGATTTTTCGATCTCGGCACCGTTCTTTTCACGTCCGGCCCGAACAACGGCGTGTCTCGAACCATCAAAAGTTACTCCACCGGGCAGATCATTCTGATGAATCCATTGCCGTCGACACCGGGCGTCGGCGACAGTTTCAAGGTCTATCCCGGATGCGACAAGCTGCAAGCCACGTGCGGCATACGCTCGGCGATCGTTTTCACTCGTAGTGGAAACCTCCTGCTTGCCACAGCCCACGGGCTAAAGAACGACGAGGCCGTATTCCTGGCGAGTACCGGCACGCTTCCAGATCCCCTTTCTCCAACCACGCGCTACTTCGTGGTCAACGCGAACGCCAACGACTTCCAGGTGGCGCTCACGCTGCGCGGGACACCGATAACGCTGACGTTATTCGGAACCGGGACACACACCGTCGCGCAGCATGGGAAGTTCGCAAACATCGTGAATTATCGCGGGTTCCCGTACATCCCTGTGCCGGAGACGGTCCTGTGAATGAGCGTGAAATTCGGAGCGTCATAGTGGAGGAAGCGCGGACGTGGCTGCGTACGCCGTGGCATCACAGGGCCAGAGTAAAGGGCGCTGGTGTGGACTGTGCAAACATTCTCTGCGCGGTCTATCACGCGGCCGGTCTGGTGCCAGAGATCAAGCTCCCGCCGTATCCTATCGACTGGCATCTGCACCAGAACGAGCCGACGTTCCTGCATCACTTGCTTCATTACGCACGTCCCGTAGCTGATGGGCTCCCGGGCGACATAGCCATGTTCAAATACGGGCGCCATGCAGCGCACGGGTCGATCGTAGTCGAGTGGCCTGTCGTGATACATGCCTATCGGGACGAGAGGATGGTCGTTCTGACAAACGTGTCGCGCTCTCCGGACTTGGCAAAGCGCTTCGCCGGATTCTTCCGTGTGAAGGACTTCGATGTTCGGTAAAGGTGGCACCGTAGCCGTTAGAGCACCACGAATAGATGTCTTCCGAGTTCAGCGGTCGAGCTACGGACAGCCAATAGCATTGGCGTGGGGTCAGCCACGGCTTCCTGGCAATCTACTCTGGTACGGGAATTTTCGCGCCATCCCGCATACCTCGGTAGAGGAAAGCGGCGGTAAGGGTGGGGGAGGCGTAAGCACCGAAACGACCACTTATACCTATGAGGCAGCGGTGGCGGTCGGGTTTTGCGAAGGCGAGATCACCGGCATAGGCTGGATCTGGCGTGGCAAGGAAAAGTTCACCGCGGCAGAGTTGGGATTCTCAGTGTTTGCCGGCGTACCTGAGCAGTCACCGTGGGACTATCTCACGACCAACTTTCCTGACCAAGCGATCGGATACGAGGACCTCGCGTTCCTTGCAAACGCCTCGTATCTGCTGACGGAGAACGCCGAGCTTCACAACCACAACGTCGAAATAAAGGCCAAGTTTCAGCGCGGCAGCGTGGGGTCGCTGGCGAAAACCGTCACGGCCGATCTCAACGCCAACACGCTGAATGCGACCGCTCACGGCTTCGAGGAAGGATGGATAGTCCGCTTATCGACCACAGGTGTCTTGCCCTACCCGCTCGAGCCGGGGATTGACTACATAGTTCTGAATGCTCTCGCCGACAGCTTTCAGCTGACTAACGATTATGGGCAGGAAGCGATCGACCTACAGGCCAGTAACACTGGATCGCACACGGCAACCTTGGGAAGCGGACTGCCGTGGCCATTTACTGCCAATACGTCGACGGACAAGTTGCTGGCTACCGGGCATCCATTCCTCAACGGTCAGTTCATAAGACTGGATACAACAGGAGTTCTGCCACCACCGCTGGTAAATGGCAATTCCTATTATGTAGTCAACAAGACGACGAACGACTTCCAGGTATCACTGACCAGCGGCGGGTCGCCGATCAATCTACTTGATTCGAACACGGGGACGCACACGGCCACGCCTTACCGGCTCGACGCGAATCCAAAAGACGTCGTGAACGACGTCCTCACGCATCCTGGCTACGGAGCTGGGTTTCCGACCTCGAAGATCGCCGATCTCACGCAATACAGCGATTACTGCCTGGCGAACAACATACTGATCTCTCCGGCGCTGATGGAGCAGAGATCAGCAGCTGAGTTCATCAAGTCGCTCCTTGACATCACCAACTCACAGTCTGTCTGGTCGGATGGGAAGCTCAAGATAGTTCCGTACGGAGACACGGCGGCATCTGGAAACGGAGTCGCATTCACTCCTGACGTTACGACGCAGTACGACTTGACCGATGACGACTATTGCCCGAATAGCGGCGAACCACCTGTGCGCCAGATACGCACCGCGCCGGCAGACGCTTTCAATCAGGTCCAGATAGAGTTTCTCAATCGGCGACTGCAATACAACGTCGATCTCGCGGAGGCCAAGGACCAGGCGAACATCGATCTGTACGGGTTGAGGCCAAAGCAGGCAGAGCGTCTCAACGAGATAGTCGAGCCGGACGTTGCGGCGTTTGTTGCCCAGGCCAGGCTGCAGCGCGCCCTCTACATCCGCAATCTGTGGCGATTCCGGTTGAGCATGAAGTTCTCGGCATTGGAGCCGATGGACATCGTGACGATCACAGAGACGAGAATGGCACTGGACAAGTGGCCTGTTCGGATCATGTCCATAGACGAATCCGATGACGGCTATCTGGAAGTCGAGGCGGAGGACTTCCCGATTGGCGTCGCCACGCCGGCAAAGTTCCAGCGTGAGACAGGCTTGGGGTTCAACGCGAACTACAACGCCGCGCCCGGGGACGTCAACACTCCGGTAATCTTCACCGCTCCCGGAATAGCCACGGCTACCGGGTTCGAGCTCTGGTGCGCGGTTAGTGGAGCGAGCTCGAATTGGGGCGGGTGCGACGTGTACGTCTCTACCGATGGAGAGACTTACCAGTTCGTAGGCAAGATCGCCGGGAGGGCTCGTCACGGAGTGGTGCATACTTCTCAGTTTCCATCCGGATCAGATCCCGACACCGTCAACACGCTGAAAGCCGATCTTGGTGTTAGCCAAGGCACGCTCCTGCCTGGCACGCAGCAGGACGCTGACAACAAGAACACTCTTTGCCTCGTCGGCAGCGAGCTGATCGCCTACTCGGAGGCCACGCTGACCGCGGCCAACAAGTATGATCTGGACACGTACATTCGGCGTGGCGTCTACAACAGTCCGATCTCGGCTCACAGTGTCGGCACCCGGTTTGTTCGACTCGACCAGGCGATCTTCAGACACGTTGTGGACGCCACAATGCTGGGCTCGACGATCTTCTTCAAGTTCCCGAGTTTCAATATCTACGGGGGCGGTGGGAAGCAGGGCGTCGATCAAGTCAGAGCCTACTCGTACGTCGTGCAGCCCAGCCTGTCGTACCCGTCGACGGTGGCCTCACTGTCTGTGTCGCAGAATGGCAACGTCGTCGTCTTCCAGTGGCCGCTGATCGATGAAACGAATATCGATGGCTACGATATACGCTTCGTGCCCATCGGTCCTCAGAATCCGACGAGCGATGCTGTATGGAACATCGCCTCTGAAGTGACAAGTGTCACTCGTGGGACGCAAATTACCACGGCCAAGGTTCCGCCCGGCAGTTGGACTTTCCTTATCAGGGCGCGGGACAACAGTGGCAACCAAAGCAGGGCAAGCGCTGTCCGTGACCTGGTCGTCGAATCCGACTTTGATCTGATCAGGCAGTCGAACCAGCAGCCGCATTGGGTCGGCGCGAAGACTGGATTCGTCAAGCATTGGACCGGTGTACTGGTGCCCGACTCCACAAAGGGGGCAGATGAGCACACGAACGTCGAGCTGTTCGAGCAGTTCGTCCCATACCCGGTCGCCAGCTGTACCTATGAGTCACCAGAGGTCGATATCGACGCCGACGGCCGGATCCGGATCTGGTCGCAAATAGCCGGGCGGTTGCGCTCTGACGTCTCAGGCGTTGTAGCCCCGCACACCGAGATCGACTATCGCGTCCTCAGCGGCGCATACGATGGATTCCAGCCCTGGACGATAGGCGAAGTCGACGCCCGCTTCATAAAGTTCCGCCTGGTGCTTGATACTTCCGACGGCAAGGCGATCATCACGGAGTTTGGCAACGTCGCTGACGCGCTCGAGCGCGAGGAAGTGGTCAGTGGCATCAGCATCGGAGCCAGCGGCACGCCGATATCGTTCGCAACACCATTCTTCAACGTGCCCTACATCACGTTTGAACCCGACGAATCGACGCCCAAGATAGCGACCATAACTGTTCCAACGAAGACCGGCTTTACCGGACACCTCTACAACACGTCCGGGACGCAGGTCGGCGGCACGGGCAAATACACGGCAAAAGGAGTCTGATCAAGTGGAGTTCATTCAGCCGGACTACACGACCCAAAGCGGGACGGCCTACCCTCTCGCCATAGACGCGGCAGTTGCGGCGCTCAAGAACGCAACCATGTTCATGTCGTTGCGAAACAACATCGAGATGAGCAACCCGAAGAACTTCGCGCTCAACGCGATCATGGCGGTGCCGGCATTCGGGAACGCGCTTGTTGCGGTTGGCGCAGCCGACGGCACGGACGCCTATATCGTCACACTGACCGGGCCGTTCTACGAGACGGCAACCTGGACTGAGCGATCCAACCCCAAGAACTTCGCACTCAATGACGTGGCCTGGTCCGGGGATGCTGGATCCTTGATAGTGGCGGTTGGCGCAGCCGACGGCACGGATGCGTACATAGTCACGTCTCCGACTGGCACGAGCTGGACCGAGCGCTCCAATCCGAAGAACTTTGCGCTGAACGCCGTGCATGGCAGGGTCGGCACGGCGCTGGTAGTCGCCGTCGGCGCAGCCGACGGCACGGACGCATACATCATAACGTCGACAGACGCCGTCTCCTGGACGGAGAGATCCAATCCGAAGAACTTCGCGCTCAACGATATCGTCTGGTCGGAAGAACTGTCACTGTGGGTAGCCGTCGGCGCAGCGGACGGGACCGATGCCTACATCGTGACCTCGCCAAACGGCACGACGTGGACTGAGAGGGCGAACCCGAAGAACGTGACGCTCAACGCGGTTGCGTGGTCGCCGGAGCTCGGGCTGCTCGTGGCTGTTGGACAGAACGATGGGACCGACGCCTATGTAATCACGTCGCCGGATGGCATCACCTGGACCGAGCGGGCATGTGGCAAGGCGTCAACCGCTTTGAACGACGTCATCTGGTGCGGTCAGAACGAACCCTATTCGCAGGGACGCAGTTATTTCCTCGCGGTGGGCGCAGCATCTGGTACAGCCGGGAGAGCTTCAGTATCATTCGACGGCCTTTCATGGACCGACGTAGATATCACGATGGTGTTCGGGAAGGACGCGGTCTTGAACGGCGTACTGTTCGAGCAGCTGGTGATGTTGGTTGGGTCGTCGGATGGTGCCGACGCCTACATCGTTCGTACTTTGAGGAGCTGAGTGGACGCTATACCCGAAGAGATTACCTGGCATAAGGAAGTCATCCTACACGTTGCCTCGGAGCACCTTGGTGGATCCACGGAGTTCAAGGAACTCAACCCTGGCATTGGATTACGAGTCAGGGAAGGTGACCGACAGATGTTCATGACGGTCGGAGTCTTCCAGAATTCTATCGATCGCACATCCGTATACGCGGCAGCGGTCTACGACTTTGCGCGGTCCCAGCGTCTGACTGCGGCGATAGGAGTCGGGGCGCTCACTGGATACCTTATCCCCGTCACTTTGATGGTCCCACTCGAGGTGCGAGTCAAAGTTTTCGAGAAGTGGTCAGTCGCAGTGCAGTTTCTGCCAAAGGCCAACAGCCAGACTGACAATGTCGTGGGGATGTCAGTAGTAAAGCGATTCTGAAAAAAGGGGAAAAAGACACCCGAGAAAAAAGCCCGCTTCCTGCGGGCTTTTTTGTTTCCCGCGAACATAGGAGATTTCGACCATGATCGAGAAACCAGACGAACCGAGTTTGTTCATTGCTGTGATCTACGCGCTATCCGCTATCACAGGCGGTCTCGGTGGCTGCGCCGTGTGGGCATTCAGCGTCAGCCGGGCGAAGAAGCATACAGTCTTTCTCCTGGCGTACCTGATACTTGGGTTCATCTCCGGCCTGGCCGTGGCCGCGGTCATGGCTATCGTCCGGGAGTGGTCACTACATCAGGTCATCCTCTACAGTTTGGTCTCTGGCATCGCCGTTACTCTGGTTGCGTTGGGTATCAACTTCGGTGCCGGCGTGACGCTGCGATACCGAAACTTCGAAGCGAAGTTCACATTACGGCATCCCAACGAAGATCGCAGGAAAACAGACAACGGCGGCTCGAGCTAAAACGCCGGTCTCCCAAAACATACCCAGCCTCGGGATTTTTCTTTATCGCGGCAATTGCTGCGAGGGCATCGTTCGTTTCGGAGGTCAGACAAAATGAAACGCCTGACAGAAGTGTTTCATGGCATAGACTGGATCGGCGTGATTGCTTTTGCCTTGGTGGCGCAGCTCATGATTTTCGCGCAACCAGTGATCGCTGACCCGGGAGCCAGCGGCGAGCGCTGTGAGGACTGGCGCAATGGAGCGGAGGTCATTTTCCATTTTCGCCAAAACGACATCATTGAGAACCACGTCCGGATCATCCTATTCAAGACCCTTGACATGCCGACGCCTGTTCAGAACCGCGTCAGCCGGATCATCGACGAAGCGTACAAGTGGAGCGGGCAAGACTTCGGCCAATACATCGTCGATCTGTGCGGCAAAGCGTGGATTCCAGACGAAGAGGCCGCGCAGGCGGAACCCGAATCGCCATAGGCAAATGGACTGCCTTTCGGCAGCGGTGCTCGCCCTTCAGTTGATGGGCATGACGCTGCAGACCATACCCGCGGTCGGAGTCGGGCCTGAGTTCTCGCGCGGCGGATACACAAACTACAACGGGCATGGCGTCGTGATCATCCGCGACGCTCAGGACTGTTACACGCTCGCGCACGAGCTAATTCACCACTACCAGACCGAGAGGTTAGGCTGGACCGAGGACGGGCGCGAAGTCTGGAAGCGCGAACAGGACGCGGCGCGGCTCACGATGCTGGCCGCAATCGCATACCGCACGCGCACCGGAGAGGAGTTGAACCAATGATTACCAGGCCAATCACCGCCGTAGTCATTCACTGCTCGGCGACGGAGGACGGCAAGTGGGTATCTATCGAGGATATCGACCGCATGCACGCGGAGCCCCTCATAGACTCCAAGAACGGCATGGTGCTGCGCCCGCACCGCATGCAGCGCAGCGCCGACTGGATCGCACGCTTCAACCCGAAGATCAAGCACTGCGGCTACCACCGCGTAATAGACCGCAACGGAGTGGTCAATCCCGGACGGCACTACGACGAGATCGGCGCCCACGTCCAGGGCAGCAACGCGAAGTCGATTGGAATTTGCATGATCGGGACCACCAAATTCAACTACCAGCAGTGGCTGTCGCTGAAGTGGACGGTGATAGCCATCGTGCGCGAGCTCGTAGCACGCCATCTGCCAAAAGAGAGGATTGAGACCACGGAGGACGCGACCGACGCCGCCAAGCGCATGGGGGTAACTATCTGTGGCCACCGCGACTTCTCTCCGGACAAAGATGGCGACGGCGTCATCGAGCCCTGGGAATGGATGAAGACTTGCCCGGGCTTCGACGTCGCCGACTGGATGCGGAATGACATGAAGCCGCTGAATGAACACCAGTCCTGATTGGGCTTGGGCTGGGAAAATGTTGGCCGCTAAGAACGTGTGGCGGCACCGCGCGCCGCCGGCTGCGGCAGATCACCGGAGGTAAAAACGATGACTCCTCTCTTCAAGATGGTTCTCGTCGCACTCATTCTGTTAGTCACCAGCATCGGAATCGCTGCCGCGGAAGGTGGTTTGATCCCGGAGGATCCGACGCAGCTAGTCAAGCTCCTGGTCTTCTGGCCGTCGACCAAGCCGGAATACGTGTTCCTGGCGTGTGCCTGGGCCGGCATCCTGGCTCATTGGGCCAACTCCCGGCGCAAGAAAACCCTTCGCGTATCCTTGAGCAGCTACCTGCTTCAGACCTACAAGGGGCGCTCGCTGGCCACCGTGGTCGTCATCTACGTGGCGGTCATGGGTCTTCTCATGGCTGGGGTCGCCAAGGACGCGGCTCTGCCCGGCGCCGCGATCGGCGGCGTGGCCGTGGGCTGGGTAATCGACAGCCTGATCAACAAGGGTTAGCGATGAACGGCCGACGCGTTTATGCGGGCGAGGAGGGCCACCTTCGGCTGGCGCCCGGAGACTACGGTCAAGACAACCGCGGCGTCTGGCAAGCCAGACCGCCGGCGATGGTGATTGACGGCGCCACGAGCCGCGAGCACCCCCTGTCGGGCTCGCTCGAGCACCACGAAGTCGTGGAGCACGAGGACGGGACCATCACCGTGTCGCCCTCGATCCTGATCAGATACCCGTGGGGCTCGCCGCCGCGCGAGATCCAGTGGCACGGCTATCTGGAGCGCGGTGTCTGGAGGCAGGTATGATCCCATTTGCTAGACCATGGCGATCGGAGCCATCGCATTCGCTTTTGGAGGCATCATCTGGTTCTACGAGCGTGTTCGCCATCGCGCTCGCCGTCACGCTCGCTTTTGGCGGCATCGGCTGGTACAAGTACCGCGGCGAGCAGCTAGAGTTCAGCCGGTACAGGGAATCGCAAGCACGGCTCGTCACCATCCAGCAGGAAGCCATCATCGAGGAACGCGAACGGGTGGACGAGATCAGCCGCAGTGCCGTCAATCTCTACCACGCCGGCCAGAAAGCCACGGAGGAACGCAATGCGCCGCACATCGCTGCTCTTGAGTCTCTTAACCGCGCTTATCGTGAGCGCCTGCGCGACTACCAGGGAACTGGCAGCGGTGCCTTGTCCGGCGCCGCCACAGCCGCCGGCGGAGCTGATGCAACCGCCTGCCACGACCAGCTACAGCGAGTCACTGCAGCAGCTGCGGGAGTCACTGCGGCAGCTGAGCGAGTCGCTCGGGATCTCGCCGGCGCCGAGCTCGCCCTGAGCCGGCTGGTCCAGCTCCAGGGGTGGGCCGGGGAGGTCGGGGAGGTGAAGCCTGGCAACCGGGGGGTCGATCCTTGAATGGGCCGTTTCCGGCCTAATCCCGGCCTTTAGGGCCTACCAGGCAGCCGGTAATGTCCTAGTAGGGGGTTTGCGTCCCGCAACCTGATTGCAGCCTGTCCTGGCCTCCAGGCTACGTCGGGCGGGTCCCCGGTAGGGAATTCCCGTCTAGGTGCCTCTCCGCCGTCTCGTGGCCTTCTTCGGGCTTGGTCCGCGTGGTGTTGCTTCCCCGAGTTCCAGCCGGAGGAGTCGGAGCATATTGTTAGGCATCGGCCTATAGCTCCGCGCATTCTCCGATACTAGCCAGCTTCGCAGGGTCTGCGGGGCGACCTCGAGCAATCCCGCCGTGCCGACCTGCGACATACCGTGCTTGGCCATCAATGCACGCAGATGCTCGGCATTGGATTTCATGGCCGGCCAGTCTACCATCTGACTGTCCAGCCACAAAGTAGCCGCTGTCACGGCTTTTGCCTCAGTGGAACGCACCAAAGAGACAGGTGATCGGCGCGGCGCGAATTGTGTCATCGCGGCTCGCTTAATGCGACATCGATCCGCGCCGGCAGCTCGCGTAGCAGCGTCACGCCATTGTTAACCGATGGAGCGTAGACGAGCAGCGTGATGCGCCGGCCGAGGTCTGCTGCAGGAAGCGCGCGATCGCACTGTCTGACATCGATTGTGAGATAGGCTGGCGAGGGCGTGCCGTCTTCGAGCACGACATGCGCCACCCCGATGCTCGGCGCGCCAACGATCTGCACGCTGGCGTGCGTAACGCGTGGATCACCAACGTCCGGCCAGCCGTGCGGCGCGAGCAGCCGCACCGCATCGGCATTGACGCTCAGATAGACGAGGCCCTGCGCGGCATGCTCCGTGGACCAGTAGTCCGTGGAGACGACGCGCGGGCCGTTATTGGCGATGTGTATCATCACTCTACCTCCTCAGTGCACCTTGGCGAGTCGGTCGGCGTCGCCGACCTGGCGGCGGGAGAGGGTGACGGGCATTTAGCCTGCCGTAGCAGTCATGTTGATCGTCGCGGCCAAGTCGCCGAGCAGATCAGCAGCGATCCGCCGCGCGTCGCTCAGGCTCACATCGGTGAGTTGCTGACGCACGTTCGATGCGCGCGCATCGCCGGTCGGCACATGGACACGCACGTCTCCGGGTGTGCGCAGCAGATGCAGAGTCTCCTCGACGTAGTAAGCTGCGCAGGCGATGTCCTCGCGCAGAGTATAGATATAAGCCGCATCTGTGTTTTTCGAGACGCGCTCCAATCTCATGCTTGAGGGCTTGCTGGCTCGCGATGGACGCCTCTCTGCGAGTCTCGGCGAGAGCGCGATAGTGACCGCGCCATCCTCCGGACGTGTAGTCGCGGTGAGCGGCGACTCTGGAGTCGCGCGAGTCGTGCTGCACTTCGTGGACGGGATGTGGCACCGCGCCGCGCAGCTCGTCTGCGGCCTCGCGCAGCGATTCGGCGTGTCGGCGCTCAGCCTGCGCTTCAGTCAGGGCTTCCTCCGGCCTGTATGGCCGGCAGGAAGTCAGGTACTCGGATGCGCGGCGCAGATAGCGCTGTGCATCCGACAAAGCGACCTGAGCATAGGCAGCTCTGGACCGGTCTATCCCAGCAGCCGCGAGAATTGCGAGCGCTGCATGATCAGTGCCGCCAAGCCTCTTGCGAGCGGCGCTAGCGAGCCGACCGGCAGCAATAATAGCTGCGCGTTCGGTCAGAGTGATCGCGGGGGTCTTATCTGCTACGGATTCCATCGTGCTCTCCTTCTGTGTGGCCCCTAGCCGGGAGCCTGCGGTTGTGCGGGGCGCACATTGGAGCCGCCCGTGAGCGGCTCGGTCTGCGTCCCTACGTCAGGGACGGCAGGCGGACGGGATGGCCGATGTCGTGGAACGTGGCAGACCCCTCGTCGTGCCCGATGGCGAATTCGATGAATTCCTTGCCATCTGGGCTGTAGAGCATCGCTGGTACGTTGTCGATGTCATCCGGCGGCGGCGGCGCATCCAGGTCTGTTGCCGTCCACAAATCAATCGCACTGCCCGTGATGTGTTGCGCGATGTAGCCGAGCGTCGTGTATAGGATCATCTGTCTCTCCTTCGGTGGCCCCTAGCCGGGAGCCTGCGGTGTGGGGTCATCCCACTGAGGATTGGCGGGCGGCCAATCGTGGCCTAAAGCCGCTCGCGGTGGACTTCGGTCCCCGCCGCGTCCCGTACTACGATGGTCGGGCCGTAACCGGCATACTGCCACGCCGGGAAAGCGTCCCGCGCGTACTGCTTAGCCTTGCGGATTGTGGTCAAGAGCGCGCCCCTGTGTGTCATCGTCACGCCGTCCTGCTGCGGCGTGTACGCGCTGTAGGTGTAGGTCTTGTATCTCATCATGTCTCTCCTTCGTTGGCTCTATTATGCTCGGTCTGCGTCGGGGGGCTGTTGCCCCTCCCTATGCTTGATAGGGCGTCGCGACCAGCACGTACTCGCGGCCCCGGATCTCTGCCGTTGTGGCAGCACCGTCCACGAAGACGTCGAGGACGGCATGCTGTTCCGACTCGAAGTAGGTCGAGTCAACGAAGCGCTGCGCACCGTCCTTGTCGTAGTCGACGGCGTAGGCTTCCAGATGGATCGAACAGCCGTTGATCACCAGCCCGGCCAGGAGACGCGCTCTGGGGTCATCCTCCGGTCCTGATTCTTCCCAAGCCTCTTCCGGCACGTCGATCTTCCCCACCCATCCGCTGCCGTGGTACGCCGGTTGCTGCGCCAGCCACGCCTTGATCTCGGTATCGGACATCGACCAGCCCTGCAGCAGCGGCAGCTTCGCGATCTTCGCGAACTTGAAGCTCTGGTAGTAATGCTGGGCCTTGCCCTCGAAGCCGCTGCCGAAGTAGTCGCAGAGGATCGCGAGCGCCAGCTGGGCCGGCCCGCTGCCGCCATAGCCCCAGGAGAAGCCTGTCGGGCTGTGGTTCCTGACGTCCGTGCGCGGCGCCAGCGGGTGATGCGGGACATCGTCCACGTACACGAAAACGATGCCGTTTCCGTTCTCTCTTGTGCCTCTGTATGTCTTCATCGCTCACTCCTTCTCCAAGTTGCGTCTGACCACAAATGCTGGTCGCATAGCACCCCGGACGGGATGCTGTACCCAGCTTCAGCGCTTTGCGATCACAACAAAGGAACGATACCGAGTGGCGCCGAACATAGCGCCAGGCCCGTTCCCTTCCTCGTCCTGCGACGCGTAAAGCCTGGTGCCATCGTCGAGGACCATCACGACTGGACGCGCTCCGCGATACGGGACGCTCCAGCCCTCCTGCTGCATCTCGTTCTGTGTCATCGCTCGCACGTCCACGATGCGCTTGCCTACTACGGTGTGATCCATTTCCACTGCCTCCTTTCACGACTACGTCAAGAGAATCGGGGCGCCATCCTCGATCTTCATGCGGCCTTCGGCGCTGCCAGCCGGCCGGCCTTCATCGCCCGGTCGAAGTCCTGCAAGAACGCGTCGAGCCCCTCTGCGTACTTCACTTGTCGGAGGAGCTTCTGCTTGTGTTCGTCGCGGAACTGAATCTCGAAGCGCACGCTCTCCAGCTCGAACGCGAAGTTCACGCACAGGTCAGGGACCGTCGTCGCCGGCTTGCGCTCCGGGATCAGCCAGAGCCGGCCGGCGCCGGGCTTGATCTGCTGCAGGACGGTGTCGTACTTCTCGCCTTTGGCCATGCTGGCGAGCGTCATCAGGTAGAAGCGCTCGAGCTCAATCATTCCGCTGTCGCCTGTCATGTCAGTCTCCTTGGTCGTAGTGGCCTTCCTCGCGGGCGTAGGCTTCCCAGCCGCAGTCGATGATCCTGGCGTTGCGATCAGCATCAGACTGCTGTGGACGCTTCGTGCCCGTGAAGCACGCCTTGCACTTGCCGCTGTGGGCGGCGGCGTACTGCTTTGACGTCAAGTTCTCGCAGCTCCTGCATTCGATGACGTACGGGTTTCTCATGTCATCTCCTCTGGTGCGAAGTCCGCACCCCACGGCCCGGGTTCGCCGGGCCGCAGGCTGCTACCTCACGCGGCCAGCTTCACGCATTCCGCGAACACGGCTTCCTTGGTCTGCGCACTCTTGCCGAACCAAGAAGAGTCGAGTCTGGTGTCGGCAGACCGCGACTTGCTGTGATGGTCGTAGAACTCGGTGACTGCGTTGACCAGGCCCCAGGCGGTGCCGCGTGCCGATTCCAGATCGGAACCGATCGCCTTGCCATGCCAAAGGTCGATCACCTTGCCGACGGTCTGCGACTTGTCGAGGAACTTCTCCGGTTCCATCGCGCGGTCATCGTCGGTCGCGGCGTAGACGCGTTGCAGAATCTGCGTGGCCTTCCGGTCGTCGAGCTTGATCTTCGCGATCAGCTTCGCGGACTCGATGAAGGCGCTCCACGTGTCGACCGTGATCCCGAGCTGGTCCTTGACTTTCTCCGGGTCGAAGGTGTCGAAGTGGCAGACCTTCACTTGCTGGCCGTCCTTCACGTTGGAGCCCAGCGCCAATGTGAGAGTGTTCATGCAGACCACGCGGACGCTGGTGAAGCGAGCTGTCGTCGCCATCCGACCGTCGCACGCCGTCGCGAGCAACAGATAGCCCTGGACCTTGTCCTGGCTGGCGATCTTGGCTTCCTTGCCGATCTCCGCGAGCGCCCAAATCTTCTGGCCACCGCGCAGGCTGCCGGCGGTGTGCATCGTGAATCCGGCGCCCTTGGTCAGGTCATTGAAGAAGCCGAGGATCGCCTCGGGCTGCACTTCCTTGTAGGAATCGGAGACCACGGAGAGCGCATCACCGGTGTCGCTGCGGTAGAGAACGTCACGACCGATGCTGGCTTGGCGGAGACCTGTCTCTGCCTGATAGAGGACCGGCGTGCGGAGGATTGACCAATCGAGACCCGCGGCCTTGCGCCACTCCTCGATCGTGGCGTTGGGGTCGATCTGCTGCCCGAGTTCGTGCCACGGTGTTTTCCCGACGTACGCCATGTTCGCCTTGCCGTTGCTCATGTCGATTTCGTGTGCCATCTGGTAACTCCTGTCTTCTGTTGGGTTGATCGGCTAACTGCAGTGTCCACTCTAGCTACATTGTGGCTAGTTGTCAATAGAAAGGTAACGTAATCATGGGCTTGTAAATTCGTTGAAAATCCAGCCCTTCGAGGGGTCCGGGGCCTTTACTTCGGCTCCGGCAGGGCTCCTGGGTAATGCTTGGCGATAATCCGGTTCATCTGGTCGACCAGGTCCGGACGCTTGAAGGTGACGTGCCCGGCGCCGTTCTTGTATTGCTTGATCCGCACGTACTCGTTCTCCACGTCAGGGTCGGTCGTGTTCGCGAACATGTGCAACAGCTTGTAGGTTCCCTGCCGGTGATCCGGCTCGGCCTTGCCGTCGAGGACATGGAAGACGCGCATCAGATCGTCCAGCTCGTCGCAGTGGCGCATGTTGGGCCAGCCGAGTGATGTCCCTGGACCGGTCACGGCCGAGCGGATGTAGGTCAGGACAATCCGCTTGCCGAACTTCTGCGGCAGGTTTGTCTTGTAGTCCCAGGCCAGCCCCTTGAAGACGTTGATTACACCGCGCTCGAATATCTCGCCTCTGGAGTCGTGCAGCATCCGGAACGTGCCGCGGATGTTGTCGACCGTGAGCGGCGGCATATCCTTGCCTTCGATTTGCTTGTCCCACTGTTCGCGCGCCTTCGCGTCCATCAGGCTGCGCATCCCGGACTCGCCCATCAGATATTGCCAGCCGGCTCCGTCCACTTCCTTGCGCATGTGTTCGAGCACTTCGGCGCTGCGGTCCATGTAGGCGCCGTTGATCCGCTGTTCGACGCTGCGCGAGTAGTGCGACGGTGACGTGCAGAACGTAGGGAACCCGACGTTCGCCCTCGCCGCGATCGCTGCGGTCTCGTTGATCATGTCGATGATCTGTGCCAGACGCTCCAACACGGCGTCGCGCTGATTCACCAGGTTCTCGATGCTGACGCTGGGCACGACCTGCGTGCCCGCGCTTTCGTCTTTCAGGATTTCGGGAGCGTTCATTGGGGCTGCTCCTTTCTCAAATCGTCCTTCCATACCGGTCGCTGCGCTGTTCTACGCGCTTGGGTGATGGTCAGGTATTGGGTGACTCGTTCATAGCAGGGCGAGGCTCAGCGCCGGTCGCTGGGAAAATCGCGGCCTCGGCGTATTGAGCAGCGATCAGATAGCTTCCACGCTTGAGGTTCACCACCGATTTGAGGGCGGCAAACAGTCGCTCGGCTGACTCTCTGTGGTCGAAGTCCGCGACATGCTCTACGCCGCCGCTGGAGCAGTGCCAGTAGACGGCAAACTTCCACTCGAGCGCTTCGCCGCTGGCAACCGCCTCTTGAGCAGCGGTCTCGGAAGCCTTGGAGTCGTCGCCCAGGGACTCGACATAGACCCCGCCACGGAAGTCGTCGCAAACGACGACGATCGACAGCTCGACGTCGTCATAGAGGGCGCCGGGAATCGTCTCGTACTTGTCTCGCAGAATGAGGTTCATGGCATCACCTTCGCCGGCGGGATCACTCGAACTCTGTTGCCCCACGGGTAACGGCCATTGGTGAAGTAGCTCATGTCGGCCTCACGGGCAGCTTGAACACGGCGCCGTCGGGGATCGTGTCGTCTTTCTTCGCGGCCTCGATCGCTTCCTCGGCGCTGTCAAACGTGCCGAAGTCGCCCGGATAACTGCGTAGAAAAAGCGGCCGACGTTCTTGCCTCTGAACGCGCGCGCATGGCGGTAGTATTTGCCGAGCGCATCGACGGCCTGTCGAGCGTCCTTCGCGCTGGCGATCAGACCGTCATACACGGTCTGCCACGAGGCGCCGGCTTCGGCGTTCGTGAGTCGCGCGCCGGCGTCCGGATGATTGCTGACCTGCAGCGTGTACCAACTCATGACTTCGCCTCCTCTTTGTGGAAGCCAGCTTCCTTCGCGGCTTCGACGCCGGCCTGGGCCATCGAGGCGGCGAAGGTCGCTTCGGCGACCTTGCCCATGCCCGGGATCGAGAGCGCGTCGAACGCATCGTTAAGCGCCTCAGGCAGCTTGATCTTGATCCAGGACCGCACGCACTCTGCGAGTGCCTTCGGGTCGGCATGCAGACTGTGGGTCCGCAGGTACTGCAGCGCGCTGTTGGCGGCGATCCGCTCGGCCAGCTGAGCAACGGCCGCGGCGTTGTTAGCGTCGAAGTCAGTCATGGTGTGACCCTCCTTTACTCGATGACGGTGATGCGCCCGACCCGGGCGCTCAGACATTCACTGGAGCAGAGCGCGAACTCATGCGCCGCGTAACCGCGTCCCGTGTGTGCCTGGGTAAGATGTCCGCATTCCCGGCAGAGGAAGACCCAATGCCGGCCGGACCGTACGAAATGCTGGCGATAATCATGGTTCCACTTGAAGCCTTCGGCCTCGAGCCGCTCGCGGTAAGTCGTGAGTGTCGAGGAAGACTGGCGATCTACCGTGTTCGTGTTCAT